GACCTTTCGGCCTTTCCGCTTCCCCGACAGGGAATCGAACCAGTTCCGGTACGCCCGGCGCGCGTCCTGGCACGCCTGCACCAGCGCCACCGACGCGACTTCACCCAGCCACGCCCGCTCGGGTGCCTGCTTGGCCAGGGTGACCACGCGGTGCTGCACCTCAGTGTCGGAGATCTTCTCCCCGCCCGCGTGTGCCTCTTCCCGCAGCCGCAGGCAGTCGTTGAACACCACCCGGGCGCACCCGAACGTCCGGGCCAGCATCATCTCCTGGCCGGAAGTCGGGTAGACACGGTAGCGGTACCTGGCAAGCACAACACCACTATACCAGCTTGGTCTCACAGTTGGTCTACAACATGTTAGCAGAATCAGCGCCCGAGACGAACTCCGCCTCACACGGCGATGCGAACTGGGACGGTGTCGCCGCCGCAGTTCGGGCACTTCTCCGCCAGCCGGGGAGAGTAGTGGACCTCGATCGGCAGGAGCTTGACTTCCTTGTTGCCTTCGTGCCACTGACAGTTATAGAGGCAGGCTTCCTTGAACACCCGCTCGATGTGCTTGCACCGCGGATGCGTGTAGTCATCCTCGAACCCATTCTTGTGATAGGTGAACGCCGGGCAGGTGCAATGCGGGTAATCCTCAGCACCATTGATCGTCACCCTGTAGGTCCGACCCTTAGAACCAGGGATCTCGTAAGCTGCATACCAGCTCTCGCAGAACGACCCGGTCTCGATTGAGTAAGGCATCAGATCCGCTCGCAGTCGTTCATGAAGCTACCTCCCACACATGATCCGGAAACTCCTCTGAGTAGAACTCTGCTGCCTTGATCGCCTCGGTCAGCGTAGAGCAGACGAGGACTACCTCGCCGTCCCGGGTCAACACTGGGAACCCTTGATCGCTCTCATCCATCAGTTACCTTCTTCAGCGCGAACAGCGGACCGCGAAGCTCCCCGAGTGAAGCAAACGGCTTTTCTGGGCTCCAGACTCCGACGTTCTTGTTCCACCAGGTGGCGGCGGGGTCAACAATGCCGAAGCCCGAATCCGTGAGCAGCTCGATCGCTGCCTTGATCTCTTCGGGGACTACGATCGTCTGCATCAGCTCTTCCAACCCTGTCCGGCGGCGCCGATGACGACCGAACGCACGTAGTCGGGGCGGCTCTTGTAGGTGCGGCACGCTCTGCGCATCGCATCGCTGGGCCGCCAGCCGGGCGTCGTGTTTATCAGGTAGTTGTGATACAGACCGACCAGAGCCGATTCGGCTTCACTGAGACCCTCAGGAAACTCCTCCTCGAAGACACGCTCGCTGGCCGACTTGAAAACCATGTCTCTTCCTGTCGTGGTAACCATGACTTCAGTATAGCACCTTTGGCCTAGAGAATCAAACGAACCCGCCGATGGACACCGATGCCGGTGATCTCACCGTACGCGGCTGAGCTGGCATCGACCCAGTCATCGTGGGCCGACTTTGCACCGGTCGGGCCAAAGGACCGGAACTCGTCGATATACGCCTTGTTCCACTGACCCCTCACCAGGAAACAGTTTCCGGCCCGCTGTTGTGCGGCAAGGGGCTGAGCCCGGGTAACCTTGTCGCCTGAGTCGAGCGTTGCCTCGACGGCATACCCGGCCAGGATCTTCCTGACCCAGTAGTTCGCCTGCGACTTGCCCGCCTGGCCCGGGTCCTGAGGGATGCGAATCCTCTTGCAGTGCCACACCTCGGCATCCTCGCGGGCCGTATCGGCGACGAACTGCTCCGTGGCCAATGGGTCCTCTCTCTTGCGCCGGGCATCCACGACGTAGGTGGCGCCGGTGTCATTATTGACGCCCATCAGCACGCCTGCCGTCCAGTCCGGGTCTCCGCTCGCTTTCTTCACCGTGGCGGCCAGGTCCCAGGAGCGCATCAGCTTCGTACCGGCGGGTGGCGCGTCGCAATACTGCCACTTCTCCACCGGGAACATATCACCCTTCGGGTTGCTCGGACGCTGCTGGTACTCGGCTCCCCACTTTTCCTCTTTTAGGGTTTCCATGACCTGGAGCAAGACTTCGCGGTTCCAACGGCCTGGCCAGAGTGCTTCGCCCATCTTGCGCCCCATAGAATCACGCCACGTCTCTGTGTCGATCTCCCCTTCTAACTCCGCCTTCGTAGGCTCGGCGAGCGCTGGCAGGTTCAGCGACTCCCACTGGTCGGCCATCGGGTTCTCGGCCGAAGCAAACTCCATCCGTCCGGCCAGGTCGTCCTCATTCCAGCGCGTGTTATGAACGACAAACCCCTCCGCCACAAAGTTCGCCTCGCCATCAACCGTAAGATCGTAGACGTCGAGGATTGGTCCCGGGGTTATCTTCTGAACTCGCTCCAGTCGGACGTCTGGAGGAATCCGTCCGGTCACAAGCGACCGACCCCGTTGGTCATCCTCGGGCATAACAATAGTCACATGCGAACCCTGAGACCAGACGGGACTCGGACTATTTGGGGGTTGCCGCCAACGACCCTTCTCTGTCCACGGTCCCGCCGGGCGTGCTCCACAGCAAAGGGCTAGCCGACAAACATCCCCGCAAAGTTCCAGTGAAGACGAAGCTAGCGTCCAGGCGTGACCAATCTTGTCTTTGTGCCCGTCGGCGTCAAGAAGACCCCGAAGGAATGCCAACTGCGTCTCACCGGGCGCGTCAAAGAGCCACAGGGGTACACGCTTCGCCGGGGCACGAACTCCAGGGACTAACCCAAGAGCGGTCAGGGTTCTTCCGGCCTCGGCGCTGTCGAGTCGCTGATACCCCTCAGCCAGGTGTGCCTTCGGGCGGCGCCCAAAAATCGAGTAGATAAGATCCGCTGCCCTCTCGTTGAGTGTGGCATTCTCGCCTAGCGCCACGAACACGGCCCAAGCGCGAGAATCGTAAACCTTACTGCGGACATGATCTTTGTTGTGCTTTGGCCACGTGGTTACCCAACCATCACCAACCAAATATCCCAACAACCAAGCCCACTCTGGATCGGTCCAACCGTCGACCGGGGCAGCACCCGACGTCGGGAGAGCCGCAGAAGTCACCACAAGATCGCCAACGGTCAAACTGGCCGCTGGTCGCCATACCGGGGCATAGGCGGGACGAGCGCGGCCATCAGCGGGCACGACAAGGAAAGGATGGGTTGGCGTAGCTGTGAGCTGATGACGATGAGTCGCAATAGTAATCGTCTCGCCCACACCCGACCTACGTTGAGCCAAAACCCGACGTCGCGTCAAACCTTCTTCGGAATAGGCATACACCTCGTCACCGGGAACAATCTGCGATATCGGCACCGAACCCTTACCCACAACAGGAACAAGAGAATCACCAGCTAGACACATCAGCAGGATGATCGAGCCGCCGGGCTCTAGCCGAGTGCGAAGCGTGCCGAGGTACCAGTCCCACTGCTTGTTCCGGTAGTCATCGGACTGGCTCTCTTCCCAGCCCTTTACCGGGTCGTCGATCACGATGATGTGGCCGCCCTTGCCAGTGAGCGGGCCGCCCATGCCGACGGCGCGCATCCCTCCGAGGTGGCCTTGAATGTCCCAGCGGGCAGCGGCCGAGGACGCTGCGGACACCCGGATACCGAACTGCGCCATGCCGTGCTCTTCCAGCACGTCTCGGGCTTGGCGGCCCCAGGCCGCGGCGAAGTCTGCCTCGTACGAGGTCAGGATGACCTGCTTGTCCGGGAACATCCCCAGGAACCAGGCCGGGAAGTAGCGTGAGATCAGGAAACTGTTATGGGTCGGGATTAGCTCCCGTCCGACCAAAAACAACCCATCCGGAGCCGCAACCTGGATACACACGCCGTCCGCGTTGGGCGCCGACTCGATCGACTTGATCCCGATGCGCCGCTTTGTCGGACGACAGATCACCCGCTTCCTCGCCAGGCGACCCTGTGACAACCCGTCAATCGGAGACCAGCCGACCACATACCGCGTACCCGCGGTCTTGACAGAGTGGCCATTCAACTCGTGTGGCTCGCGAGTATCGGTCTCGGTCCACATCGACGCCTTATGCCCGAGCGTGCGCACCAAACACAGGACGTCGTCCATCAGCCGCCGGTCGTGACCGATCACCCGCACGCGGCCGTTGGGATCGACCGAGCCATCGCTGTCGACAATGCCCTGCAGAAGTAAACGCCGCTGCCGAACGGAAGACAGCAAGTAGGACTCAGGGATGTGCTTGTTCCTGAGCACCCCTAGAGCAGAGAGACGCCGCTGCATTCGAGCTGGCGCCGGGTAGTGAACGCCCGTGACTCTATGGACCGCTTCGTTGCTTATCGTGTCACCGTCTGCTTCGATGAAGCCAACTAGCTCATCGCGATCGGCCCCCATGGCGATAGTCCCTTTCGCTGCCGTACCGTCACCAAGCCAAAGACCCAGCAGGTAGGGAGCGAGTGGCAGCTCGGCTTCAGGCATTTCCAGAGCCGCCACGTCGGGAAGCTGGAATCGGGCTCGATCTCCGCTCCAATACTTCTGACGAGCAATCTCCCTGGTCTCCATCGTTCGCCACCTGTGCCTGCCGCGGTCGTAGACAGTCCACTCGTGATTTGGATGAACATCGACCGTCGATCCGTCGGTCATAACGACCCTCATCTTGGGAGCACCGACGTCTACGGGCGACACGGCAACCACTTTGGTGGGCTTGCCTGAAGGACTGAAAACCCTGTCTCCGAGACGAAGATCACCGGCCCGTTTCCACCCCTCGGAAGTCAGAATATGTGTTCTGACCTGCATTTGTTTACCGTGCCGAGGCGGCATCGAGACCATCAGGAACCGACTGGTCTCGCTGTAGGCGATCTCCGTGATCTTCCGATTGACCATGGCCAGATGTTTCGCTGGCACCCATAGACCATTCGAGACGTTCATGGCCAAGTGCGCCGGAGTGAGTGGTACCTCTTCGACGTCTGGCATCTAGTCGCCTTCTGCTGGCTCTGACTCCTCGTGGATCGGCGCCGGAACCGAGCCGTCATCCGGCGGTAGCTCGGCATCGCCCTCCGATAGCAGATCCATCATCTTGTACGCAAGCTCCCGGCCTTGCGCCGTAGCCATGATGGCTTTCGCTGTCTCGCCCGGCACTTCGCCTTTATGCTCAGTTTGGATACCGATCGTCGTCCCGGCCACACCTCGCGCCTCGCGCTCCACCTTGATGCCGAGGTCGATGAACCTGGCGACTTCCGAGGACGGCAGAGTCATGACGAAGTCACCTTCCGGGGTCGTGGCCTGCAGACGCTCAAGGGCGCGCTGTTGGAGCAGGAGGCCATACTGGGCGTGTCGCGTCGTCATCTCACGGATCTTGTCAACGTTCTCATCCTGCCGGATTCGATCCATGTCGGAGTCGTAGTCTTTACAGCGCTCGACCCAGCTATTCAAGCGGGACCACTCGGACAGTATCCGCCGATTGCCGTTGCTGCCGTAAACTATGATCGTCGCTTGGCGCAGCGTGCGAGTAGGGCCGAGGTCGCGATAGACGGTGAACGCCTCGAACGCCTTTGAACCCTCTCCTTTGATCCGATCGTAGCTAGCCATCACGCACTCCCCAGGTACTCGGCTGCCAAATATTCTAGCCCTTGCCACCTGGCCTTAGCAGACACCTCGTCCAAGGCGACCATCCTGTCGAGCGCATCCGAGATCACCTTGGCGGCAGGGGCTGGAATCGAGGCCGTGCCGACGACGTCCCGTAGCGGGGTCAGCTCGCCCTCGGGTAGGTTCTCCCCGAGGTGCTCCAACACGATGTCGGCCATGCGAGAAAGAACCGTACCGGTAGAGCGGATCTCATACTCGATTCCCACCTTCCTGAGAACCGCCTTCCAGCGCTCCAGCAACTCGATGTCGGCCAGGTACGCCACGTCGTGATCAGCCGACAGCTGTACGATCACCTTCTCGACCGCCCGCTCGAACCGATCAAAGTCATAAGGCAGGAACACGATCAGGGCCGTCCGAAAGTCCGGGTGAATGTCGATGTTCGGGATGGTGACCTTCTCAAAGTCCATTTCGAGCGACTTCGGGTCGATGAACGTCTCTAAGCGGGCTGAGACGTCGCCTATCGCCTCGTAAATCTTGGCGATGAGCTGGGGGTTGTCTTCGCCTTGAATCGCATTGTGACTCAACTGCTTGGCTCTAATCTGATCCGGGGTCAAGCCACTCACGTCGACGATGGCGAAGATCTCGCTCAGCTGGCCCGCTCTCGCTGACCGGACGCGGTGGTGGCCGGAGACGATTTCGAGCCTGCCATCCGTGAGCGCCACGAACGGGAGCGATTCCAGCCGCTGGTCTCGGCCGATGGTTGACGTCAGCCGGTCCATCATGGCCTTCGGCATCCCGCGGGCGTTTATCGGCTGTTCGTGTAGCTCGTCGACGTGCACCTTCCAGATCTGCAGCCCTTGGCCGAGATCGAGCAACGCCTCAGCCCGCGAGATAGACGGCGAATCGCCGACTTCCTCGTCATCTTGCGAGGTTTCCGGTTCTGTTTCTGCGCGTTCTTCCTCGGTCATGCCGCTCTCCTTGCGCTCTTCATGTTCGACCACCAGACCCACGCCCGCGCTTCTTCTTGACCGTTTGCACCGGACCAGGCTTCACGTAACTATCTGTCCCGAAACCACACTCGATGCAAACCCATGGCACCGAGTGGTGGTGGCCTGACTCCTTGAGCCACTCCGGGATCACCTCTGCGTAGGTCTTGTCCGTGAAGTCGCCATGATAGATCAGCTTGTACCCGCCACCGATCAGTGGCTCACGACGGACCAGCTTCGTGATCGTCCGATCGCCTTTGCTCTCCGGCGAGGTCGACAGGGCCGTGGTTTGGATTCCTCTGGGCTCATTGAACACGTACCCGCGTCTCCATGCCAGCAGCCAGTCCCGGGTCTCACCGGAAACCAGCAGCCGTTTGTAGAGCTTGTTCAGCCGCTCGTACCGTGCGGAGGTCACCGTGATCCCAAACGTCTCGTACAGGTACTCGGCTCGCCCACGGAAAAGGTCGGCGTCGTGTAGCCCGCAAGCCGTCACCACTTTGCCGTCGATCAGCATGAGCAGGTAGACGTCGGACACGACGCTTCCTAGCCGGTGCACGAACAGGTCCCGGTAGTAGAGGCAGGTCGACTTGTCGGCCGACACGAATGAAACTACTGATTGAGGCGTGATCTCGTCGCAATCGTCGAAAATCTCGTAAATGTGCGGAGGCTTCTCGACGACCGGCGGCTCGGCGTGCTTGTCCTCAACTGACCGATTGCTCAGCAGGTAGGCCGTCTCGGTCTTGCCGTACCGTGTCCTGGCCTGGGCAAAGTCACGCGACCAGCCCTCAGGAGTAGGACAGCTCTCGTCCACCATGGCCATAATCAGGGTGTCGGTAGTCGGGAGCGCTTCCAGGAGTCCCGGGACCGCTGGCTTGGTCACGTCCCGGACGGACGGGTGGACCCAGTCGGGCTCCGCCAGCTGTCTGGGCTGAGTTGGCAGACCGTACAGATCTGCATAGACGGCCGCATCTTCCAGGTCGCAGACATCGGTGAGCACTTTGGCCGGGCTGTCGACCTCATAGTGGATGCCAGAGATCATCGCCAGCAGCTTCGTGAGCTTGTCGACCACTCCGACCGTGAGCCCGACGCGATCGAAGACAAAACTCCGGCGCCGGGACACGTTGAACAGGGTGTTCGGTGGAATCGCCATCCACTGCAGCGCCAGCATGACACCGGCAGCATAGGCCACTTCGTCTGGATCACCCTCAGTGAAACTGGCCGCGTCGCCTTCTAGCCGGATGCCAAGGTCCATGACGCTCTTCTCGGGGTCGGCCAGGTAACCGATCAGCGAAGCGTCGAGGGTGACGTCGCTCGCGTAGACCTTCGTCGGGTCCAAGCCCAGCTTGATCGCGGCCGCGACGGCGTCAAAGTGACCGGCACGCGGGAAGGCGACCCGGGCGAACCGTGGCAGACGGACTCCCACGAACTCCCGCGCCGGACTGCCCGTGGACATAAGGCCATGATGGCCGCTAGGGACCGGAACCGGCAAAATCTAGACCTGGGAACCGGCAAATCTAGTAGACCTGGGGATCGGTAGTGGGCCGATATCTCCCACCGGGAAGGTGGACCGCTTACTTAGCTGCACCCCAGGATTATCGGCTGCAGCATAACGCGCTAGGTCAGAACAGTGGTTCCGGCTTACTGGCCGGGATGCCGATGGGCAGCTCTGGCAGCTCTTCGCCGGACTGCTCTTTCCACCACTGAGTGAAGATCCGGCGGTGGCACTCCTTGCCAGCGTGGACATCCTCGAAGCAACACAGGACGATCGGAGTGCCGGGCCCGCCGATGGACGCTGCCTGGACGATCCACTTGTCGAACAGTGCCTGAATGGCCGAGGCGCCCATGGCGTCGAGCTTAGCCCGATACCAATCTCCGAAGTTGCCTTCGGACGGCGGCGCCTTGAGCATCCAGGGATCAGGAGAGATCTCTCTACCCTGGATCGACTGGCAGTTGAGGGGGAACCGGGGATTGCCGACCGTGGTCCGGACGATGACACCACCCGCTTCCCCGATATGGCGGCCGTACTGATACCGCGAGGTCGAAACGGGCGGGAGAGTCAAGTCCATTCCTCCACTATAGCACACCTGCGGGATCGGACCACGCACTCTGCGAAGGTGCTTGCAGTCCTTCTCGGGTGAGAACCGAAAGGCCGGGCAGCTGCAGGAGTCGGGCTTCACCGTGACCTCGTAGAAGACACCCGCTTTCGAGCCTGCGACCTTCATGACTTCCTCTGAACATGCTGTGGGACAACGCCTGTGAAGCGCCTTTTACGGATCACCGGCTTCTTCACGCCGAACCCGCCAGGGCCAACGTGACAGATCGGGCAGATCGGAGTGCCGGTGCCCATACGCCAGGGCTTACCGCTGCCCGGACAGGTGGTCGGCTGGGTCGTGGTCATGCACTCATTATAGCACAGGTGGCGGCTACATGCCGGGGACGATGAGCCTGTTCGGCTGGACCGTAGCCAGTTTCGGTGTCTCCGCGTCGCACATATCGCAGCACTCGACCAGCTTCACAGCGATGGCTCTGGCGAGGGCGACATCCCAGAGCGCCTTTTTCTCGCCGGTCACGTCCTTCAGGGTGAACAGGACCTTCGGGCGCGGGACGCCGTCGGGCCCGGTTAGGTCGCACTTGGCGATCCCTGCCTCGGAACGAATGTTGAGAGGCACGGTCATCTTCTGAACCTGCTCTGGCTTCACGATTACCGGGTCTACTTCCGATTCTTCCGGTTCCGCCGGTGGCTTCATGATCGTCATACCCGCAGCCTATCAGGCCGCCTGCTGACGCAGCAACCCCCGCTCGGCCAGACGAACCAGCAGGTCACCGAGGATGCTGACGCTCTCGCCCATCTCCTTGTTGTCGATGACGGCGTCGATGAGCTGGCGCTTGTCGTCTATCAGCTCGACGATGTCTTCCTCGATCGTGTTCGGCGCGATCAGGTAGTGAGCGGTGGCTCCATGGAGATCGTTCACCCGGCCGAAGCAGCGGGCGATTGACTGGTCAACGGCGCCGGGTGTCCAGGGGAACTGGACAAAAGCCACGTTGGACGCGGCCGTCAGCGTCAGGGCCTCTGAGGCGGCGGCGATGTTGCCGACGAACACCCTGCAGCTGTCATCGGTCTGGAACCGCTCGACGGCGGCGGCCCGGGCCTCGGTGCTGACTCCGCCACGGATCTTGACGGCCTTGTCGCCGTACCTCTTGGCCAGGCCCTCGACTACGTCGATGTTCTCGGCGAACAGGAGGATCTTCTTGCCGTTGCCGTCGTCCAGGAAGTCATCGACCCACTGCCAGACGGCCTCGATCTTGGCATCTGTCGAAGCCCGCTTGAGAGCGCTGATCCGGGCCAGCTGTTCTGCGGCCTGCGAGCGCATCTTCTTCTGCCAGTAGGCGGCGTCGCCGTCTTCTCCGGCTTCGAGAGCCAACTCCCGAGCCCGGTTGGCGAGGTACTCGATCACGTCGTTCTCCGCCTTGAAATACGCGGCCATCTTCTCGCCTGCGATATCGAGCGGAGTGGAAGCGTGCTCAACTGCGGGCAGCTCCGTGAACACCTCAGCCTTCGTGCGCCGGATCATACAGCGCGCCCGGAGCAGCTCGTGCAGCTCTTCGGCGTGGGCGACGCCCGAACCCCGACCGTCCCTCGTGTACCGCTTGATGAAAGCACTGCCGCCACCAAACTCCTCGATGCGACGCATGACCGTCAACAGGTTCACCAGCTCCGGGACCCGGTTCGTCACCGGTGTGCCGGACAGGTCCAGGATCATCGCATCCTCCGGGAGTGAGGATGCCAGGTCGGCGACCGCACCCGTGCGCTTGACGCTGCAGACGAGCCGGGTCTTTGTGATCTCGTGCCCCATTTTGCAGTGCTTGACGTTCGACCGGATCAGGATGTCGCCACACTCCGGGCAACTGTGCTTGATCCTTCCGTTCTTGATGGCGTGCGCTTCGTCGAGCACCAGAGCCTTGCTGTTCAACGCCTTCAGCTCTTCGACCCGATACTGCGCTACGTCGTAGTTAAGAATTGTCACGTCGGCCGGGACATAAGGCTCAGAAGTCGTACCCTTCATGATCCGAACCGTCATCCACGGAAAGAACTTCTTGATCTCGCCCTTCCAGACCAGCTTCGCCGAGTTCGGGCAGATCACGATGGCCGGGAGAGCTTCGCCAGCAACCAAAGCGACCAGAGCCTCGACCGTCTTGCCCAGGCCCATCTCGTCGCCCACGATGGTGCGACGCTTGCGGATGATGTAAGCGACTCCGGCCCTCTGGAACGGACGCAGCTCCTGACCGGAAGCAAGGGCAGGAAGTTCGATCTCTGCGTCCAACGCCCTCGATGCTGCCAGCGATGCCTCGTGCTCGATCCGCTCTGCATCGACCAGGGTGCTGAAACCTTCAGCGACTGGGAGGTTCCAGCGGCGGGCGAAGTCCTCGACCTGGAGCGCTTCGTCTGCTGGGAACCGCCAGAAAATCTCGTCTGGCATCCACTTGTGGGTGCCGACCTGCTTGACAGCTCCAACCAAAGACATGAAATCCGGGTGCCCGCGAGACCAACGAACCTCGATCCATTTGCCGTCTTCGCTGAACCTGATCCCGTCCGGGCCGGTGCTGGTCACTGGAGCAGGCGGGAGGGTCGCGTCGTCGAGTGCCTCGATAGCCGGGTCAACGGCAAAACCACGATTCTTCGCGACTTCCAGAACGGCTGCCTTGCCATACAGCGGAACGAACCACGTCTTATCGGCCAAGCCGAAAGCATACGGGCCGTACTTCCGCCCGTCGATGGCCTTGATCTCCGCCATGACCGTCTCGTTGTACGGCCACCGGCACTCGATCCAGTCAGTGCCACCGACATTGGTCAACTTCATCGACCGACCGGCCACGTGGGCGGCGGACTTTCCACTAAGGCGCTCGGCCTCTTCGGCTTCCATCTTGACCTTGTAGCGGTCGATCGCGTACTCGCTCAACTCCAACTCAGTGAGGATGATGCCGCCCCGGGCCAGCTGGCCCTTGTAGCGATTGACGAGCATCCGGGCTCCGACGATCATCGGCGGTGTCCAGGTCTCGGGCAACGTCTGGGCCAGAGCGTGGCCGGTACCGGTGTCCGCCTGGCTGAAGCCGACATCGTTCTGCTCGCGGGCGCGGTCCGCGTCGTAAGAGGTCAGGTAGGCGATGGCGTCCCAGAGCTGCTTGACCTGGGCCGAAGTGAGAACGGCGTCTGGCGCCAAACTCGTAGTGTCGGTCGTGGTCATGCCTACATTATAGCACGAATCGGCGTCCATAGCTAGCTCATTCCGGAGCAGGCTCCCAAGACCCTAACCAGGGCAGGCCGTGCTGATCGGGATTTCGGTCGATACGTTTCGGCCAGCCGTGGCCCTCGATCCGAGACCCGCTGAATGGCACGAACGCCAGCGAGTGAATCGGCCACTTATGGTCCCACTGATCCCAGCCAGGTGCGCTCCTACCTCTAGCCTTTAGTCCCATCCGGATCTCACCCCAGCGCAGCCAGAGCGACGAACCAAACGGCAACATCGTGCGCTCTCCACCTTGCTCTTTCGGTGCGTGGTGCTCCAGGATCAGCCCGAACCCGTACCGAGTCCGTAGATCGTCGAGAATCTCCTGCATTTCGCCCGCCGCCTGCTCATCTGTCTCATTTGAACGACGCCGAAACGCCTTGTAGAGCGGTCCGAGGCACACCAACTCTGGCTTTGACAACCGGAGAACCTCCTCGAACTGACTGCGATCGGTCCTCTTACGGAGATCGACACCACCAGGGCGGTGCCAAATGGCTCCGCGACCCTCTGTGAACCTCCGCCAAGCCTCTGCGTGACGCGAAAGGCGGTCGATCCAGTCCTTTAGGTGGTCTTCGGGGTTCTCTAGGTCGACCAAAAGCGTCCGGATCTGCCTTATCGGCACGTCTTTCCCTTTCAAAGGGTGGAACCCGGCGGCTCCGCAGACCGCTATCTGCCTCAGGAGTAGCGTTTTGCCTGTGCCTTCAGGCCCGACGAACATGCAGCGCCAGTCTTGGCGTAGAAGCGAGGCTCCAAGCACCCACGGTGACGAGGCGGAAACTGGCTTTGCTCTCAGCCCCTCGAAAGTCATGTAGCCAGGTGGCCTGCCGCTTGGAATGTGGGCGTCAATGCCACGCAGATCGGCAAACAGGCTGTCGATCACTTCGTCTGGGTCCTTTGCTTTGTTCCGGAAGTCGGCGGCGGCGTCGTGGACTATCCCGAGCCCAGTCCTGGCCACCGAGTAACGCCGGACAATCGAGCCGTACCGATCAACCTGCCCTATGCTCGGCGCATCAGCAAGGGCACCGATCAGATCCGCCTGTAGGAGGTTGCCGTACCCGAGCTGACGGGCCTGATCCGCCACGGTCAACGGATCGGCCTTCCTGCCAGAATGGTAGAGGGCGAGAGCGGCGGCGAACGCGTTGGCCCACTTTGGAACGTAGAAGTCCGTTGGCCCCAGCCACTCGGACGCCCACTTGATAGCTTGCGGCCCGGCTAGGCAGCAGCCGATAACGGCCGCTTCCGCATCAGGGTCACACGGAGGTGGTGTAGGAGGCATCGAGGCGGCAGCCTACCAAACCTCTTCGGGTGGGTCAATGGCCGCCGCGGCGCGCACCTCATCCCAGTTAGGCTCCTTACCGCTGGAGTCAACTTCGGAGTTGTCTACTGCCTGAGAACGCGAGCGGTCTCTGCTCGCACACCGCACCCAGTTGCTTGCGAGCGCCATGGCCGTCACGAGGGTACCGGGCGGCATGACCTTCGTGTAGTTCTCAGCCCGGCGCCGGATCTCGGCTGGAGCCACTGCCCCATCCGATTCCAGGATCAGCTTCTTGGCGGTTGCGATCTTAGCTGCCTCAGCCTTGTTCGGCTTCGTGCTCCCGTTCTCCGCGAATCCTTCGATCTCCGCTAGAGCATCGAAGATCAGATCTCTCCCCCGCGCCCGCGGCGCCGAAGGCGTCGCAATAGAGTCTGTAGAGATTTTCTTTAACTCTAACTTTTTCTCTGTTCTTAAGTTCTTCTGTTCTCTACTCTCTGTACTCTGTACTCTTGCATTGGGTTTTGCATTGCCCTTTGCATCTTTACCCCATCTGACCTCGGCGGCTTCCCGTCCTCTTGCGCTCTTCGCGGCAATGATTTCGGCGGAATCGTTCCAGTCAAACCATCCGCGTAAAGTGCACGGACTGAAGGTACTTCTCCACGCTTTCCGATCTTCGATGTAGCTGCCATCAGCGTCGAGCAACAGGCCCGCAGCTATCAGCTCATCGCTGGGATCGTTTCCGTTCGACCTCAACAGCAGAGGGCTGACCAGGACTTCCAGCTGTCCTCGCGTGAGTGATCCATTGGTCAGGTGCTTCTTGCTGAAGGCGAGACACTTCAGCCAGAGGGACTGAGCTTCAGCCGTAATGTCAGCTCCGTCGGTCTCCCAGAAGTCAACATCGACCGCAATCCAGAGCCGGTCTTGCTTTGCCATTTTATGCCACCCTTTTTGCCAACCGTATGCCGTTACCTATGCCAACCGTATGCCGTTACCTATGCCAAGCGCAAGTATATCAGCATTGCCAACCGCATGGTCTGCATCCTAGAACGGCTCGGCGAGAGGATCAGCTGCCGGAGCAGGCGTGTGCACGACACCTGGCGCCGCCGTCGGGGTGGCCTGCCGGGCCCGGGCAGCGGCGAGGATCGCCCTGACCTCTGCGACCTGTTCGGGCGTCTCCGGGAAGTTCACCTTTGCCTCACGGCGCCAGCGGACGTACTCCGGCATAGCACCGGCCTCATTCAGCGCCGTGATCATCCCGTCAAACTTCCCACCCTGGCCTGGTTTCCCGGCAGCCGTGTCGGGTTTTCCCGACGATGCTACGGTGTCCGGATTTCCCGACTTCTGCGTTTCTTGTGCACTTGTCCGGTTTTCCGGACGCCGCTGTCCTGTTCCGTGACCAAACGCCTGGGCCGCCCGGCCATCGTCATCCTCTTCGGCCTGCAACCCGAGAGCCGCTTTGTAGGCGTAGCGCTGGGCGTACGTGATTGCCGAGCCGTGGGCCTGCGGAGCTTCCTTCGCCAAGAACAACCGCATCGTGCCTTCGAGCCACTCGCCGCTCTCGTGCATGACTCGGGTGGACAGGACGTTGTGGCTCTCCTCCCACTCCGGCATCTGGCTGACCGCTAGACCGTTGGCCGAGAGGATCGGCTGGACCACTGCCTTGATGTCGTCGAGGTCGGCGTACTTGTACTCGTAGCTGTAATCCCTCCCGCCTTGGGTTTTACCTTCGATCTTGCCGGTCTTAGTTTTCGGGATGACGGGGAACTCTCCCTGCGCCTTGGCGAGGGCGGCGGCCAGGTGGCCTTGAGCTTCTGAGGATCGCATGGACTTAGTCTATAACCCGGCCAGGTCCCCCGCAACACCAACAGGACAGGTGCGCACCCACCCAGCGGATGTCACACTTCTCGCACCCATACAGCGGCGGGAGCACGTTACCGTCCCGGAGGGCTGTCACCTCCCTAAGTGCCTCGTAAAAGGTCGGCCAGTAGCTCACCACCAGGGCCGAGCTTCATGGCTAGGTTCTGACTGTGGGCAATCCGATCACCGCTCTGAAACACCTGTTTCGGAAGGGTTGGGACCTCGTCACCGGGGGCTAGTTGACCGGTCGCAGGTCAGCATAGAGGGATGTCTTCTTCTCCTCTCATCGTTGAACCTGCCTGGTGCTCCGTCCTCGTCGAACTGGACGGCGCCCTCAAGAAATCATTCGGCAAAGAATGGCAAATCAACGACTGGCAGGCCGGGACTGACGACCGTTTGCTGGTCGTGTTTGAGAAGTCCTAGCGACTAGACCGGTCTCATGATGCAGCCAGAACAATCGTCGCGGCCCAGTAGACCGCCTCAAGGCGAATGTCTCAGGTGCGGCACAGAGGGCCATCTCGATTGGCACTGCGACAATCCCGGGTGTACCTGGGTCTCTTGTCGAGAGTGCCGGGCCGTGAATAATGGAGTCAGTAGCTTCCCACAGATGCCGACACGCGATGCCTAATGACGGCTCCTGGGGTAACCGTGCGGACTGGGATTCTCTGCTGGCGCCGCCCGACGACGATGTCGACAAACAGGAGATCGGCATCCATAGTTCAACCCCAACCGGGGGACCACCTCTTGGGTTCGCCACTCTCCAGCGGGGCGACGTCGTCCTGCAGGGCCGTCGGCGCTAGCCCGGCGGCACCGGATCGTCGTCGACGTCAAGGTAATCGACGTCCAACTCTCCGACTTTCTCAAAGAAGTCCACCAGCTCTTTTGTCTCAGCATTGATCGCATCGCCCCGGCTGATCTCTATCACCCGGAGTCCCTCTGGCCGTACCTTGACACCGACTGCCTCGAACGCATCAATACAGAGGGCCAGATGCCGGACATAGGCGGTACTGAATGACGACCGCGCACCAGCCTGGAAAGTCTCGCCGAAGGGGTCTATTGAGACTTTGATCGTGGCCCGGATGCCGATGAACTGCGGCGTGGACGGCTCCGAGAATGACGCTATGCCGTGGGCTCTCTCGTAGAGATAGTCAGCCAGGGCCTCGATCTTCTCCCGGGTCGGCCACTCTTCTGTGTCCCATTCGGCGTAGCAGTAGTAGTCCATGCACCCGAGTCTACTAGATCAACGAGGGAGCTGCAGGCCGGACCGCCGGAGGGCCGCAACAAGGTTTAACATGCCCCGGTGGTCGCTGAGCGTGAAGTGCGCCAGGACCTGCGGAAGGCTGCGGTCGGCGGGCCTGAACATGCAACCCTTAGCCGTGCGCTCGACCCGCCAGCCTTGTTGTTCTGCTGCCTTGACTAGCGCCTTCATCTCTTTGCTCATGAGATCTCCCTCGGCAATCCGTAGGACTCGCGCAGCGCCCTGTACCGGGGCTGTGCCAGCTTCTCTGCCAGAGACTGACGATTCGCTTCGATGTACTGCTCTGCTTTTGCGATCGCCTCTTCCCGGGTTGCGTAGGCAACGCCGAGAATCTGGGTCGTTCTCACTACGGTAGAACCTGAAGCAAGTCCAGGAACAGTGTATGCAACGACCGGCACGTAGGGCCAGCGGGGATTACGTCCGCGCTTGACGGCACCGGGTTGGCCGAAGTCAGCTAGGGCTACGACCTCTGCGATTGTCGTGGTCTGCGTCATAGCTTCATTATAGCACAGAAACGCCGAAAGGTAAAGGCGAAAGCCGGAATGTCAAAAGGTAAAGGCCGGGCTCACCAGTTTCCCGGTCTACAACGTCTGAGCGGTCTTTGTACTCGACTCTGTAGTTAGTGCCCGGCCTTCGCCGTGTTGCGTAAGGGGCCCGGTAGTGCCTAGCGCGAGCCCCGTAGCGGGGGCAGGTAATGCTCCTGCAGAGCTAGGCTTATGGGACCCAGGTGAGGACTTCCTCTCCGCCGCTAGAACCAGACTACCACACGCTAGGTTGTCCCGTGCAGCGCCTTGATCAGTTCGGCCAGCTTGGCGACGGCCACGCCATTGAACACCCCGCCAGGGGCATTCATCTGCTCACGGGTGAACAGGACGTAACTCTCTTCGCGGCTCACCTGCCACCACTGCCAGGTGAACGGCCAGAGCGTGCCCCAGGTATCCAGCTTGCCGTAGCCCTTGACGGCCTTGGTGTTGCTCAAGTCGGGCAACACCGTGACGTTCGTGCAGTGACCACCGATCCAGTTGGTCGACGTGGACTTGAACGGCAGATCGGCGCTGTACTCGTTCATCGCCTCCTGACTGATGTTCTCCCCGTCGTACAACGATCCGAACACGTGCAACGCGGACGGGTACTGAGGTGTCGTCACCTGTATCTGGGCGAAGCCGCCGAGGGGCGGGATCGGACCGATCGAGTGAGTGAGCCGCCACTTCAGCCACAAACCAAGGTCAACACCCTCGTCAGAGTTCGGACCTTGGCCTTGCGACTCGCCATAGGCGTAGTAGGCGGCGAGGTTCTGCGCGGTCGTCGGCCACACCTTGTAGTCGGTGTAGTTGCCAGCGGGCTGCTCCTTGGCGAGCCAAGCGTTTCGCATCGCCGTGTGCGAGTCACCACAGGGACCGCAGCAGCCCTTGCTGTCGTTGCCGAGCATCCCGCAGTTCTCAACGCCGGATGAGAAGTCCTGCGCGCCAGTGAAGACCGGCAGCGCCTCGACTAGAACGTCTTCGAGCTTGATCAACGACCCCGCTTCGGAGACGCCCATCTTACGACCTAGCTTGCCTGGTACTGGCACTTTACCCTCCTTGTTCGGGATCGAACGACCCGAGAACAACTTAGGCTCAGCGGAAGCTCCTAGCCCCAGTGAGGCCAGGTGGCATCGTCTCCGAGAGACGCTGCGGCCCAGCCAGTGCCGTCGTTATACGCGATGCAGCCGTCAGCCGAGAACCCGAAGCACGGAGTGTTGGTCTTGGCTGCCTCTGAAGGCAGATGCGCGGAATCCGCTGCAGCGTAGAAAGTGATCGAGCCGCCACCTTCGACAAACTCGATGACGATGCCGCCATGGACTGTCCCCTCAGGGGTACCGCCGGAAAGTGGATCGTTGTATGTAGTGGTCATGGACCAAGACTGACAGAGCCGAGAGTCCCTAGCTACTCCCAGAATACCGGCACCGGGCCCTTAATCCTCTCTGGTTTGCCACCGCGCTGCGACCAATACTCTTTCATGGTCAGAGTGCACGTTCCCTTCCCGAACCGCGGCAGGACCAGGTCGTCTTCCTGTGAGGCCAGGAAAGAGTGAACCTTCGTGTTCTCCGCATAAGTCCGAGAATCAGCCATCACAGCGGGCGCTTTCTTCATGAGTCTCCCTTCGTGACTGACAATAACACAGTGCTACGCCTGAGACAAGAACTGTGCCGGAACCTGGGCCGTGATCGCGGCTGGGGCGGACAGACTTGACGGGTGGCGCGTGCCGAAATAGATCGACACAAACAAAGAGGCGGCGAAGATGACCGCCATGATGACCGCCACGACGACGGCCCACGACTTCTCAATACCCATCGACTTGCCAGCTCCCTGCGCCTGGGCACCCAAAAGCATAGCGTACTTGTCCTCTAGCCGTTTGACGTCCGCAGCGTTTATAATCCTCGTACTTTCAAGACGTTCCTCTAGAGCTTTGTGGACTGTTGCGATGTTCGCAGCGATTAAAGTCCCCAGACTTTCAAGACGTTCCTCTAGAGCTTTGTGGACTGCTGAGTACTCAACCCGTGGCATGAACGTACCAGCCTGGTCTGCTAGTTGGCCCCTAAACTCGTTGACTGACTCGAACCGTTTCTCGGCAGCCGCTTCTGCTTTAGCCACGGCCCTGTCGGCCGCGACGAGCGCTGCAGTCACTGCTTTCTCTGCCGCCTGCAAGGCCACCTGGACGGACTTCTCGTTGAGCTGGATGACACCAGTCAGCCGTTCGTCCACCGCTCTAATCCGAGCCGTCGCTATTTCCTCTACGGAAGCTATCCGATCTGTCACCCGTAAGTTAAGCGCACTAACCTCCGCTGCCAGTACCAGAGCAGCGGCGTCGGTGGCATCTAGCTGCTTGCCATTTGCCTTTTCTCTCTCTTCACCCGGGGTCATGACTTCCTTTCATACGGCGCTCCGCCGAACGCGTACTTTTCACCGGTGGCGGCAGTCAGGATGTAGCCACCCTTCGGGTGGGCGACGATGCCGACAATCTTGGACGGCAGGTGCTTCCGGGCGATGGTGCCAGCGAACACGGCGTCGCCGGAGACGCTTACTCGACCGTCGGGCGTTACCTCAAAGCAGCCGGTCTCGGTGGCTGCTTTCATCCAGGCACGATTCCCTGGATTGAGATGATCAGCTTGCTCATGTCGGCGGTGCTGATCTTCGTGGCCGCACCGAAGGTGAGCGCAAACTTCGTCTCAGCCGCGTTCAGGTGGCGGGCGTATTCAGCCTGGCCGTCGATGCCGACTAGCCAGAAACTCCCATCGACGACCGCTCCGACTGCTGAGCCGACAGCGTGGTAGAGACGTGCCATATCTTCTCCTTTGGCAGGTATGGGCCCGATCGGGCCGTTGAGATTCCAGAGGCGGCCAGCCACGTCGATCACATCATCGACGTCGCACTCAAGGCCGCCAGGTGAAACGTAAAAGCTTGGTCGCTGAGCGATGAGCGCTCCCCGGGGCCACGGCGGCCCGGTTGTGCCATCCGGTGCGTGCCAGAGCCACTCGATTCCATGTGAGAGCAGCGTCTCGTACACGGATGACTGCCCATAGATCGTCGGCTCCCAGCCGTTGTCACGAATGATCGCGTCCGCGGCCGAGAAGTAGGCAACGACGTTTGCCTCATTGCTCACCACGGCGTCGTTACTCAGACAAAGAGGCATTCCGGCCGGTGCCTTGAGCGCCTTGTAACAGGCCACGGCCACCTTGGCACGTTCGATGCCTCCCGGACCACCGAGAATGCTCGGGTCGTCGGCATTGATCTCCAGGTTGCCGAAGCACCCCATCCCGATCTGCGTCGCCTCTTCCAGCCAGGTATGAGTGGCAGGTGTGACGACCGGCGGGTTAGCTATTCCGCACATGGCCTGGTCAGAGCCCCAGAGGTACAAGGCCATCCCAAGGATGTCATAGCCGTTCTTTGGTCCCCAGGTCTTCAAGAGATTCGGGGTCACCAGCACATTGTCGTACGAGTCGAGCAGGACGGTTGCCGTCATGCAAATCAACGTAGGCGCTAGGTCGGAACGCCTACCTTGAGGGTCCTTGCCTAGCGACTAGACCTAACTGCGATGACCGTCTTCACCAAATCCGCGAGCGATACGGTCCTCTGTTTCGACCGAGATCCAGCCAGTCCCGTAATCCTAGCCATTCCTGGCGCGACTTCTGTGACCTGCACTTTCACTGGATCGGTGCAATCTTATGTCGTTCCGCCGAACGTCTACCTAGTGAAGCTCGACCTGAGCGGAGCCCAGGGCGGCGGCCCGCAGGGTGGACTCGGCTGTGAGGTCATCGGCACCTTGGCCGTGGTCCCGGGCGATGTCGTCGACATCTACGTCGGCGGTCAGCCTTCTGGAAGCGCCGGAGGCTGGGGTGGAACTCTCGGCGGCGACGGTGGCAACGGTAGCTACCCCGGCTATGGCGGCGGTGGCTCGACCGAGGTCTGGATCAACGGGGCCTGCATCCTCTCAGCTCCTGGTGGTGGCGGAACAGCCGGGCTGGCGCCGGGCGCTCCGCGACCAGGCTCAGGCGGGGTCGGTGGGCTAACAGGATCGCCGGGGTCGGGTTCACCGACCGGGGCTTGCGGCACCGGTGGCGCGCCAAGTGTGGCCGGTACTCCGGGTACGACTTACGCCTCGGATGGTACGAGCGGCAGCGGGGAAGACGGCGGCGATGGCAACGACGCCGACGGCGTTGTGGGCGGTGGTGGCGGCGGTGGTGGCGGGAGCTACACCTCTTCCGGCGGAGGCGGCGCGTCGGGCGGGATCAACGGTTCACAGAACTACTACCCGGCCGGAGGCGGCGGTGGCGGCGTTTACCTCTCCGGCAACATCTACATCCTGGCCTCGGTCAGTGGCGCGTCGGTCCAGTCGGCTCCCTTCGACAGCTTCTCTGTGAGCACGATCGGAACCGCCTCGGCGGGCAACGGAAGCGCCGTCGTTTCCGTACTCTCTCTGCCGCTCGCGAGTGTCACCACTCCCGGCTACGGCACCTCCGAAGATATGGCCACCGGATTTACCGTGGCCTGGGCCTACCGGGTGGGAAATCCCGGTAACAGCCAGCTCGGTTATGCCTTGCGCATCCGACAGGTCAGCAGCGGCACTTACGGCTACTGGAACGGAACTGACTTCAGCAACACGGCTCCTGTCTGGAACGTCAGCTCGGCCACCTCGGTAAGTATCGGGGCAGCTGTGACCGGAGGTCCGACGACCGGAGCGAGCTATCTGGTGTCTGTCGCTTGCTGGGACCAGGACGGACAGGGAAACTTCAGCACAGAGGTCCGCGTGGTCAGCGCAACGCCTCCGACTGTGGCGATCACGAGCCCGGCCAACGAATCGGTGCTGACCTCGGACACCTGCCCGGCTATCTCCTGGGCCTATACGGCCTCGACGGAAACGGGTGCCGCACAGCAGAAGTACCAGGTCTGGGTCTATCCGCTGGCCACGACCGAGGGTGGCGGGTTCACGCCCGGTGTGACGCCGGGAACGGTCGGAGCGTCCGGACTCGTTACCAGTGCCGCCACGACTTACTCGCTCTGGGGCGGGGCGCTAACGTCAGCCTCGGCCACATTTGTCGCTTACGTCCAGGTCACCGACACGAACGGCACCACTTCTTCCATTGAGTCCAGCACCTTTACCATTGCCGCCACGCCGCCCGCTGCGCCGACACTGACGGTCGCGAACTACAACGACCCCAACTCAGGGCTGCCAGGTCTCAAGATCACGGCTGTCTGGGTGCCCGGTGTCTATAGCTCTGCGTCCCTGGTCATGGTGACCCTGTATTACTCGGATGACGAGGTGTATTACGTGGACAGCCGTGGCAACCCGCAACTCGTCGGCAGCCCGCAAGAAATCACGGCAGCCGGTAGCTGGACAGCCGTATTCATCAACCATCTCCTGATTGCTGGTCAATCCAGATGGTATCGAGCAGTCGTGACGGTGACTCCATGAGCCTAGCCTCTCTCACCAGCGTTCCTGAGTCCGGTGCGTTCGGCAACGACCACTGGTGGATTCTTTACGCCGACGAAGGCGGGGCCGCGGCATCGGCGCTGATGATCTCCATCATCGACGATCCACTCAAGTACGACACACCTCAAGGCATGGGCGTGTTCACCGGCATCGGCGCTAAGTGGCCGGTCGTCGTCTTCGACGCGGTCTATGGACTAACGATCACGTGTTCGTTTCTCATGGTTCCTTATGACGGGGGTGCCTCTACCTACAACACCCCCATGGAGGTGTTGGGTCAGCTTCGCGCTCTGCGTGCGCTCTCGACGCCTCTCTATCTCCTTTCACCTTTCGGCGATAACCACCGCTTCGTTTTCGGATCAGGAAGCGGTTCGTCCTCTTCGGGAGCCGGTACGTCTTCAGGGCAATACGCCGAGTCGTTCTACTCTCCGATGCCGGGTGGCGGCAATGGACCCGACGATCTGCCAGTCATTCAAGTCGACGTCACGATTATCGAAGTGGCACCCCTTTCTGACGGGATTCCGTAATGCCAGCGCCGCCAGTACCCTTGCTGATTCCTTGCTCGTCCCTTAGTCTCGGCACCCCTGTCGCTGACGGAGGGGCGAGGTTCGGTGCGGCCCTCTTGCAGTCTCACCAGATAGCAACCCTTGCCCAGCTGTACGTACCCGGCTACGGCGGCATCGTGGGAGCCACATCTCCTGACGGCCGTACCGTTCAACGCATCCTCCTCGGCAACGTACAGGTTATCAGTGGATCTGTGACAGTCGACCGAACGGCACAGTTCCGGCGCTCCTTCTCTGGACTTCAGATCGTCGTGCCCTACCCGGACCTGGGCGGCAACTCCGTACTGGTCCCGGGTGTGGGCAGTGGATCGTTCATCGACAACTGGCGTCAGTACATCCCCGTATCTTCTGAGGACAACTTCGCTCCACACGGCACCGAGCTGGTGCTGTGGCGCGGCATCGCCTACGGCGAGGATTACATGGTCGACGGCGTTCCTGTGGTTGAGTTAGTCCCTCTTGGCATCTTCAATATTTCGTGCACGGATGTTACTTCTGTCGGAGAGGGACTGATGCTCACCCTCGACGGCTACGACAGATCTCGCCGCATCTCCCGAGCTACGCTTACCAAAGCCCAGCTCTATCTTGCCAATGCGACGGTCTACGATGTGATCTACACAATGCTCACCATGCAGTGCGGCATAGGCACGTCTTTGGGCGGGTGGTGGGACCCGGGCACCTTTCCCGCACCGGTACCTCCTGACCCCAATGCTGGCGGCAGCATAAACTCGATAACCGGCATGTTGGAGTACGGACTTCCGCCGCTGTATTACCAGGTCAACGACGACCCGTGGGCCGAAGCCTGTTCTCTCGCCACGGTGACCGGCTCCGAGATTTTCATCGACCCTTACGGGGACACCTGCCTGCAGCAGATCCCAAACGTGGACACGTACGGCTTACCGCCGGTAACGCCGGTAGCCTCCTACGTGTCGGCTGAAGATCCGCCGAACGATCCGGACTCTTACTCGCCAGGCTCCCTGCTCTCGGTCGATCCGAAGTGGGACGACCAGTACGTCGTCAACACCTGGCTCGTCCAGGGTGGCGGGTCCACCGCCACGCGCTATACTGGCATAGCGCGAGACGTCAACCCCAACAGCCCGACCAACGTCTACAAGTACGGCGAGGTGTCGGCGCAGATCCAATCAAGTCTTCTCTCAAACCCGACCATGGCCAACGCCATGGCGCGGGGACTCCTGATGATGCATACCGGAATCGTCACCAGTGTCCAGTTCGGCCTTATCCCAGATCCAAGACTACAGCCGGGTAACGCCATTCAGATTTACTACCCGCGTGCCGGGATTACTAGCGTGCACGTTATCGAGAGCTTGTCGATTCCACTTGACGCCGGGACGGCTATGACCGGAACAACCCGAGAAATGGCCACCCTTTAATGCCCGGAGCAGCCGACTACACGCAGGCCAAGTACGCAGAAGCACTGAAGCGGATGGCGCGGACCGTCAACGCCAAGACCCAGCAACACAAGTCCTCCTTCATTACCAACCTTCACCCCAACCAACCCGACCAGATGCTCGTGGAGGTGGTCTACTCTTTCGTCCCGGCTCACACCTCGTCGTACTTCCCTCTCACCGTGGACAGTGACGGCAACCCGATCGCTCCACCCGGTACCGCCTCACAGCAAGGCTATGGCAAAGTTTTCATTGACGGCGGGAACCACACGGTTACCTACATGACACCGCCAACAGGGGGAGACGGCCCGTTCGTATTCCCGTATAACTCCTGTGTTATAAAAACCATGGGCTTGCCACCGCCACCGACCGATCCGCGTGACCCTACCATCATGAACGGAGTCGCTACCGGAGGCGCTCCGATTTACACCGCTGGGGTACGCTATTCGTCATCCTACGCGTCGCCTCAAGGCGGCGAAGTACCCCTGCCGGGCGACGTGGTTTATGTCCAGCGCAACGGGCGCGACTTGATGATCATGAGCGCCATCAACACGGCGACAAACCACTTCCAGCAAACATGGAGTCTCCCTGGTCTTCTCCCGGCATCCTACGCCCGCGGCGGGTGGCATCCGGTCGAAGCTGAACATGAGACACGTATAAACTACGTGTGTGCCACCCTCGGCACCTTGGATGCTACCACCCCAACGTCTACACCGCCTAACTTTGGTATGCTCCCCGTGACTGCCGGGTGCTGGCTTACTGACGGCACTTCTTACGCTGAGTTCACACAGATCGCCGTCCCGTGCCAGGCAATCTACGCCGGTAACCACTCATACAAGCGCGGAGACTGCGTCACCTACGTTGTGGGCACCACACCCTTCACGCTCCTATGTGTCAAGCCGGGCATATCCGGCACCGGTCCCGGGACGATCGGTCCCAACTCCGGTCCACCTGCGACCATCGGCCAGTTTTGTTGGGACGGCGTCTTGCCCTACGTCGCTTCAGCTCCCCCTTACCCCGACCCCGACCCGTCTCCCCTTGTTTGCTGGCAGGTCGTACCTCGGAACTTCACCTCGCAGAGCTTCTACGACAATACCACAACTCCTCCGTGTGGTCAGTTCACGGACCGGAGCATAGACTGCATGAAGCACTCCGTAGCGACTAACTTCGGCCATGGCCTCCAGGTGTCCCTTGACAGCTATACCGGATCGACGGCCGCCGATCTAGTGGTGCGCATGAAGGGGCAATAATGTCCCTCACTGTCGTCAAGTACGCTCTTTCCGGTTATGGGTCGTCTTACCCGACCAACGTCTGTTCCGGGCCTGATGGAAACCTATGGGTTGCCGACTACTACGCCGGAGTCTGGAAAGTCAACACTGCCGGAGTGGCCACCAAGTACACGCTCAATAACTTCGGAGATTGGTATCGGGCTGTTGTGGTCACGCCGGGAACACCCTATGACATCTGTGTCGGCCCCGACGGAAACCTCTGGGTGAGCGACCGAACATTTTTAACTGGTGGAGTCTGGAAGGTGACGACGGCCGGAGTGGCGACGCACTACAACCTCGGCTTCAGCGCCTACGGGATCTGTGCTGGACCCGATGGCAACCTGTGGGTTTGCGACTACTACGATGCTGCTGTTTGGAAAGTCACGACAGCCGGAGTCGGCACCAAATACTCGCTTCCAAACGTGACTGCGTGGATACCCGGCGACGGCGGTGCCGCATATCCGCACGACATCTGCGTGGGTGCCGATGGCAACCTTTGGGCCGCCGATGCTTTTTCCGGTGTCTGGGTGATCACAACCTCCGGTGCTTACAACTTCGTCCCCCTGGTGACCTCCGGCTCCTTCGCTGGTATCGCTCTTGGTGCTGACCACAACATCTGGGTCGGACAGTACCAAACAGCCCACACGCCCGGCATTTGGAAAGTCACGCCTTCCCTGGTTGCGACATCATATAGACCGTATGTCAGCGGTGGCGATCCTGCCGGTATGGCTCTAGGTCGGGACGGGGACCTGTGGCTATCTGACGGACTGAGCTACGCGTGGGCAATAAAACCGTCCGGGGTTGTTTCCGAGTACATCGCTCTGAGTGGTGGCGGAACGCCCGCCGGTTGCTGCATCGGTCCCGACACCAATATGTGGGTCTGCGGCACTACTGGCTGGCTCTACGTCATCGGCCCCATATCACCATCCAGACTCGGCTGGCATGTCGGTGCGATTGGCCTAGGCCCGTCTTAAGCCTGGACCCGGACCTGCCGTTCAAGGTCCGCAGCAAACTTCGTAAGCCCGCGGACCACAGAATCTCCGGCATTCTCTCCGGCCGCGCCATGCACGTGAATGGCATTCGGGTGGACGTTCACCGTAAGCGACGTTTGCCTGTTGTTCGCGGCAATCAGCGCCGTTGGGTCCACGGGTGCAGAGATCCCGGTTGTCGACAGGTCTGAACCAGACAGACCCGCCATGATGGACTGACTCGTGCCAGATGAACTACCGAACATTTTCGCCATGAGACCCTCTACGTTGAACCCGGCCCGGTTGGCATAGTCTCCGATCTTGCTGACGAAGTCGGTCATCTGGCTCGCCGCCATGAGCGCCTTGTTCGTCTGGTCAGCCGTCGTGCCGACGATACCCAGCTCGTTCTGCGTCATCACCCGGAGTGCTTCTTGAATGGCGGCCGTGTGAATCCCCGTCTGCTGGGACAACTTGGCCAGCGTCGACTGCTGAGAGGTGATAAAGGACTGGAGAGCCGCCGCAGCCGGGCCGTGGCCTTCCTTGATGTCGACCAGCTCTTCTTTGCGCGCCGTGTTTATGATCCCCGCCAACCGCTTGGTGGCTCCGTTCACTTCCGTGTTCAGGACTTTCTGGGCGGCGGCCAAGTTGCCCGCCGCCATGTCCTTGTTGTAGCTGATCTGCCAATGACTGAGCGTGGTCTTCCAGACGGCGAGCCGCTGTTGGGCTTCCGTCTTGCCTTGAGCCGTAACTGCCTGGCCGACCGCCGCCGCGATGTCCTTCGACAATGTGCTGTTTAAGCTGGTGGTTTCCCCTACCGTGGCACCGATTCCGCGATTGACCGCCGTCTTCGAGGGTGTGGCGGTGGCGGTGGATTTGGCCATCGCTTTACGGTAGGCAGCAGTCAGAGCTGCCTCTTTCGCCCTCTCCAGGGTAGCGTTCGCGTTGCCGGTGGCCGTGCCTTTGGCAAGGTCGGCCGTTACTGTCTGCTGGGCCTTGGCCATCGCGTAGTTGTACTTCGCCGTGACCAGGGCCTCTTTGGCGACCGCCGAATCCGGGTATGCCGCCGCAGCGCTTGTGGCGGCGGCTAGAGCCTTTGTGGCAGCAAGCACTGCCGGGGAAGTAACGGCAGCCGTACTCCCCGGTGGCATCTCGCCCGCGGGGAACTTCTTGGGCTTCGTTGCGGCGTCCAGGGTCTTGGAACCGTCCGGGTCGACCGGCGTGCCGTGGGCCTTGTCCTTCAGCGACTTTGGCGGCTTCGCCTTGGCCGTGCCAGAAACACCCAAGCCGGTGTAACCGACCTTCTTGGACTCCTTCACGTACTTTACGAAGTCCCCTTGTAGGTCCTTGATCGTCTGGACCAGTTCCTTCTGCTGCGTGCCAGATACCTTCGGAACTTCTTTTTCCAACGCACCAATCGTCGTGAGTAGGTCCGGAAGGTTCTTGGCGCCCTTCATGTTGGCGCCGCCGAGATCCTGTCCAGCTCTGTCGGTCAGCTCATCAATGCCGACGCTCGCCTTGGCGACCGCCTTACCTGCGCCGCCGAATATGTCGCCAAACAGGTTCGTGATCTTTCCGCTGAGGTCGAACTTCTTATTGATGATACCGCCGATCTGATAGCCCGCCATGAGTGCCATCGCACCCGGCACGACGGCGCCTGCGCCGAGTCCAGCAGCGCCTTCACCAGCAGCCAGTGCTCCGCCCTCAACAGCGCCCCCAGCGCCAGCGGCAGCACCCTCGGCGCCGCCAGCCACCCTTTCCGCAGTCATGGCGGATTCGCCAGCTGTGACCTCTCCCTCTTGGGTGGC